AGCAGTCCGAGCAGGACGAGCAGGACGAGCAGTACGAGCAGTCCGAGCAGGACGAGCAGTCCGAGCAGTACGAGTTTTCTTTAATTGCAATATTCCATTTTTCTTTTAAGATTTCCGTTTTAGTCATTTTTAGGATTTCTTTTTTAGTTTTCATTCTCTCTCCATTCCTTTAACAATGCCGTTTAAGTAACTCTGGATTCTCATAGATGTTGCCGATGATTTCAGCGTTTTCGTTTTCCCTATTCAAAAAAGCTCCACCGCCAGTATCAGGACACATTAAAAAGAAACAACCGTCGTGAAATTCTACTGTATCGGTACATATAGTGTCCTCTGAAACTTCACCTGGTTTAACGCCTAATAATTGTGCCAATGGGTCATCTTGTTCAGATATTTCACTAAAAACTCTTCCTTTTTTTAAATGCCATCTTAAAATATCCCCCTCATAAATCTCCTTGCCGTTCTTGTCCAATAACCCTGTAAATTGCATTAAATAACAATTTCCAAATCCATCATTACATTGACGACAAATTGTAAAGAAATCTAAATAATTACCGTAAGTATCTTTCGAGAAGATCATTCTTGATTTATCAACCCACGCCCTAAACTTAATCTCTCTCATATCCCTCCTTTAACAATGCCGTTTAAGTAAATAGTTCTTGGTATAAACCTGTTTTTGATTCATTCAATAGTTGAACAATGGCCTTTATTTGGCCGTAAATGGCCTTTTAAGACACGATCTACGCTTTAACCTCTACTACCTCATAGGTAGACTTAGAAGAGTCCTCTTTGCCATCCTTATTGATCGAGGCTTTCCGTGAGATCTCCACAACCGCGCCCGGCTGCAAAGCGTCAAAGATCGTCATTATCTTGCCGTTTCCGTTGGACCAAAACTTGATCCCAAACTCGGTTTCAAACTTGTACTGCGCTACTTCCTTGGTAGGATCCATCTGTGAGGGAATGAAACGAAAATCCAGGTACTTTACTCTGACCGCGGGTTCCCCCTTAACGAGTATTAAAAAATTACTTTGCTGCTTTGCTTTATCTGCTAATGCTCCCATAGATTTAATCCTTTCAGTTAAGTAATAACGGAATCGGCGCTATAGCCGCTCCAATAACAACGATAACACACCAAATAATCCCAAATACAACAATCCAGAAACATAGCCATGGCGCCATTTCAATCAGGGCCTTTTCCTGAGGACTATCAGGGAAGCCACCGGCTTGATTAAGGTTGATCCGTGCATGTAGTTTTTTAGGCTTCATTTTTTCCCTTTAGTCGGTTTTTTAAAATAAGAAACCAACGCCTCATGGAGTAAAAATTTGATTGACGATCCTGTTTTTTCTTTAAGATCTTTAAGCTTTAGGTAGTCCGGTGTTGGCACTCCAACAATGGTAAATTTAGGATTTCGCATAGCTCACCTCCTTCTGAAAGGAAAGTATACAAAATAAATTTTATAAAAGCAAGATTTATTTTTTACAACTAACAAACGGAAGGATTAACAGAGAAGCAGTGAGCATTTCCACCGAAGAGAGATATCTGAACTAAAAGAACAACGACGAAATATCCAACGAAAAAAAATAAAGCGATTAAAGAGATCCAGTTAAGTGTTTTGTTCATACTATAACTCCTCCCTGGGTGGGATCCCAAGTGCCGTACACACTGAAAACTTCCGGATGCTGAAGGATGGTATACCAGAGATATTCCGGAGAACTTTCGCGCGGGATCGCGTTGATAACCAACTGATCCGCTTTTGGTAAATAAGGACAGGCATTGACCAGGTGACGGATCACATCAACAGAGCAGTATTCAAGGCCCGGCGTATGGATCCAGTCCTGGCCAATAGCCTGGCCAAAAATACCAAGGAAGTCGTACATTTTAGTCCACCAGCTTGCGGATAAACGTCTTTGTACTGAAGTTTTAAAAGCGTTGGTGAACGCGGGAGAATTGTTCACTAACTGAACAAAAGTTAATACGCCATCCGGACGCATCCAATTAGCCATATCCTGTTCAAGGAAGGTGACTCCCTGGGAGCAAAATTTACCAGGATCTATGGCCACCATGGCATGACAATAGGCATGTAGACCGGCTATGTTCGTGCGCCAATCAATAAGGTGAGCAATTAAATTGGCCTGATCACTTAAAACAATGAAGGGCATTTGATCTTCCGGTAATACCCTTGGATCTATAATGTTGATCATTTTAATTACTCTGAAGAGCAGTAATTAAGGCTTGCATGGCGCCGGCGGCCGCTCCTGCTTCCATGCCTGTGGTACCACCTGGGGCCCCGACTACCGCGCCCTCAATACCACCCGCAATGATTTTAGGCAACGCCGCCTGAATTTTACTCTGCGTGGCCGGGGTTAAAAGGGGCATAACCTGTGCAAACAAACTCATCATCTGCTGGATATTCATTGTTTTTTTCCCTCTGTTGGTACTGTTTGTGTTGCGGTTGTCGTTTGAGTTGTGATAGCATTTCCGGCCGGGGCGGTCTTTAAAGCATCCGCTATGTTAGCATGGACAAAGCTTTGGATGATTACACCAAACAGCCCGGAGATCCCCAACATCCCAAGCATCATTTTGGTATCATCCACCGGAAATTTGAAAAAGATCACGCCGGCCACCAATGATAAAACGATCAAGCACATGGTGAAAACGATCATTAGAAACGCTAATTTAAGAGCTGATCCGTTAAGCATTGGTCCCCTATGCCGCTGGAGCTGCCGGTGTATTAGCAGTAACCGCGGCTGCTAACTTGGTCTTGTTCGCCTCTAACCCTGAAAAAACAGCATCAATTTTGGCTTGATTAGCTGGGGAAATAGTCGTCCCGGCTAATGCTGCTGTGAGCTGAGTTTGAATCCCACTGATAAGAGCAATTAAGCTATCTTCAATGGTAGATTCGTCCGTTACGTCTTGAACTACTTGGTCTAATGTTGCGCTCATTTGAGCCTCCCTTTTGATTAAGAAATCGAGTTTATTCTCGATTCTGTTTAACATCCCTATAATGTCAAAATCAAGCATTTAACCCTCCCACTTAGTATGTCCCATGAGCACCGCCAACGCCATGAACATTGATAGCGCCAACGTACTCAAACACTCCGAAGATCTGTAATAGCCATAAAATGATAACACCGATAACAAGGAATCGCATTATCTTTTTAATACCCGGATCCATGGGGATATACGTTTCTGCTAACCATAAAAGGAATCCCGCGACAATAATAATTAAAACGATTGCTAATAGATTCATACTTCACCTCTTTTTAGATACTCCGTTTAACTCGTCTTTCCAAGGAATTTCTTTCCTGTGGACTATCAGCCATTCAATCAGCTCCTCAACGTCTATTATAGGTACGTTGGGAATCCTGATGAACATTTCTTTTTTAAATTCCAGTAAAGTCATTTATTCTTTATCACCTCGTATACCACATAAATAATCCCGCAAATACAACTCCATAAACCAACAAGGTGAATTTTTAACCATAGAGCGTTATTTTTTGATACCTCATCTCTCGTTTTGCAAGGAAGGGAGTTGTATTTTTCTTCAGACTTCGCTATTCTTCCGTTCTGAATAGCGAGTTTTGCTTCTATACCCGATATAGCGGTTTGAATACTTACTAACTTTTCAGTATGGACTGCAAGAGTAGTTAAGATTTCAATGTCATATTTCCTGCGTTCTTCCATGGGTTTATCCATATCAACCTCTCGTCCCTTTAACCAAAGCTACGGTTAAACAAATTGCCGCTATTGAGCATAAAACAAACTGTATAAGCCATGTTTCCATATTTCAGGAGCGGTACTTGCGAAGGGTCCAGTCAACACTTTCCCGCTCAAGTTAGTTACTATTATCATTTACCAATTTATCGCAATTTCCGTACAGTACACAATAGGTATTCGTCCCTTCAAAGTTTCCATATCCCTCACTGCGAATATATGCGTTCTGTCCTGGCGCACATTCCTCGCCATCCGGTATTATATGTCCGCAACAACTGCCTGTTATATTCGTACAGGGGATGTAATTGTTACACCCTGCGAGGATAAGACAGACTGCAAGCAATGTTAAAATAAAGTTAATCACGTTCCAGCTCCAGAAGTCACGCCCTGATTAGATGTTCTCGCCGCCTGTTGTGCAACTACCTGTTGGTCTGCGCTTTGCGCCTCTGGTAATTCTGAATTTAAATAGTCTATTTGGCCTTGATTTGTGGCCGCATCATTCTCAAAAGAAATCATTTGGGCATTTAAGCTCTGAATTTGTTGGTTAAGTTGAGCGACCTCATTGGTATCATAGTTTAAATTATTCTGATAGAAATTGATGGCCATCTGTATTCCATTTGAAATATCTTGGGCAAAAATTATCCCGATAAAACTCACGAAAATAATAAGAGTTAAAATACATTTTTTCATTTTTCCTCCTATTGTAATCTCGTTAAAGTTGCAAAAGTATAATAGTTATTAGCCGAACTACTTGTAATGCCAACTGATATCGTATTACCGGCGTTAGTCCAAATGTTGAAAGGAATTATAGAATATTGAATTCCAGAACCTCCGGCTCCTAAGGCAATCGTTGTGGTATTCAAAGAAACTAACGGTACTGCTATAGAAGTATGCGCGGTCCCCGTTTCATCAGTATAGGTAATAACTATCTCAGAAGCACCACCAGTGTAACCAGCGGTAAGATATGAAAGTCCACCGTTTATCACATATTGGCCAGCAGGAGCAGACGCATAACTAAAAATAGTATAATTTGCTGGGTGGCTTCCTATTGAACCTTGAGCGACAACTCTGGGATATCCGCTCCCAGGACAATTTGTACCATCCGCCAAACAAATGTTTTTTGAATTAAGTGTCGTAGAGGCGTTTAAACTACAAGAAGAAGTCGCACATTCTGTGGGTGCAACTGTACAACTTTGTGAAGCACCGGAAGAGTTTATCCCTACCGTATAATAACCTGCGGAGCAGTTTGTTGGGCCTGATGCTAATGCCGTTGCAGTTGCGGCGTTGCCTGAAGCAGTAATATAACCGGGATTCGTAAAAGTAATATTCGGAGTATCACCTCCTGTCGAAGCCAGTGGAGATGAAGCTGTAACTGAAGTTACTCCCCCGCTTGGCGGAGGATTGGCAGGTGTATAACATTGTATAGCAGTACCAGTGGGGTACCGCATACAATAATCTGCTGACCACGCGGGGATGGTTAGGCTAAGGAACAGTATTAGACATTTTGTTATAATAGTCATATGTCAAAATTGCCCTATTTGTCCATGCCGTTGAATAACCGGTGTTTCCATTGCAATAACGGATTGCGGCTACCGAGGTAGTACGATCAATCTCTTGGATAATCCATTTTCCGTTTACGTTTAAATATCCAAAATATTGAATATTGCCGGTCGTATCCTCATCAGACGGCTCATAAAACTCTCCACCATAAGCGAATAAAGAGCTCTTTAACGGCTGCATATATTATCCTTTACTTATAGCCGGCACTTTTAAGAACCGCTTGAACCTGGGCCGCCACCTCAGCCTCAATAGCAGATCTCTGTTTATCCACCGCCAGGCCTTCCCTGCGCACCAGCTCACGTTTATTGTCCAATTCCTGATTGACCGTGCTCTGATGTATCTTTAGAGCCTTTTCGGCCTCTACAGCGGCATTTACGCGCGAATTAGCGGCATCCAGGAGGGCCGTGGCATCCTTATGGAGCTTTTGGACGTTCTCTACCTTGCTACATTCAGCCTCACGAGCTTCCATACTATGTTTCTGCGCATCAAGATCCTCACGAATCTTATCCAAACGTAGCTTTTCCTCAACAACAAACTTCAGCTTTTGCTGGTACTCCGAGATCAGGGCGGCGCCTTTGGCATACACCGCGCGTAAATCTGCAAGTAATTGTTCCATAATATTCCCCCCTTTTGTGAATAATCGGGTATACCCAATTATTTAACTTCGTGCATATGTTCTTGTTCCCAAGCCTTAACCCTGTCCTCAAAGGCAACGCGGCTGGCCTCAAGCGCGTCCGCTTGTTTCTTGATATTGGCCTTTTCAGAAAGGATCAGCTGTGTTTGCTCGGACTTATAGGTCTCGAACTTGGCCTTTTCCTGCCTTAAAATCTCAGTGTTGGCAATGATAGCATCATTGATCTTTTGATTGTCCTTCTTGATCTTGGCCATTTCGGCCAGGCGTTCATCTGACACATTGATAGGTTTGTTTGTAATCATAGGTATCTCCTTTTTTTTTACCGGAAATCCCGGTATTGTTTATAAAGTGGTATTTACCAATAGAGCACCATTGGCGTCTACTGTCAATGGTACAATGGTATTACTTGTCGCGTTTAAAGCGTAAAGCATAACTCCCTCGGCATCGGTATTTGTTGAAGGATTCTTTGTTGGAAGGCTGGCAGCTATCACAACACCGGCGAGCGCTCCAAGCCCGATGACCAATCCCATTAAAAAGTATTTTTTCATTTACTCCTCCTTGTTAGAATTTCATATTAAGCCCTTTAAGGCCGCTAACAGTTCTATCATATTGCTCTTGTATTCCGTCCAGATCGTCCTTATCCAGTCCAAAGGAATCTACATACTCGCCGGCCGCCTTAATCTTGTACAAGACCTCTTGAGGGCTGTCCCCACCGGCTACCAGGACACATACACCGGTATTCCCCTTGACCGCAAAGTATCCGTCTTTATTCTGAGCAACCATTTGGAATCTTACATCCTTCAAATGCGCCTCGTCCACAATAATCTTTAAATTATGATCTTTCGCATGTTCTGAGGATAATGCGAAAGCGCCGATATAGTCGAAGTCGCAATCAACCTCAACCTCTTCATTTCGGCCAATCTTGTAACAGAGCTCCGGCCAGTTGTTAATAAAGACCGGGTACATTTGGCCCAAAGGCGCAGGGACCCGCGCGGTAAAATCAATCAAATACGCGGTGTCCTTGTCGGTGATCCTCTCTTCCGTAGAAACGGCTCCCCGGTAGTCCATCTTTCGCATGAGGCCTTGAAGATAATCAATGTTCTTTTGCAAGACCACAGGCAGATCTTCAATGTCAGTGATCACTTTATTCACACAAAGATTCTTATTTATTTCAAAACCCCAGCTAAAAGGGATCCACCGGCCATTGGCGAAAAACATATCAGATCCGGACTGGACCTTGCAGGGTATTGAATCTTCCACAATAAAGGTATAAGTCTCTGCAAGCATCCCCAGGGTAACTTCTATTTCAGACAGAAGATATTTATCATCATCCCAATTTGTGAAATAAAAAGTTTCAAGATCATCCCTAAAGATATTTGTTTTTACCCATTTATCAGGATTAGTTTTTAAGTAATTAATCAAGGCCGTTATGCCCTTAACTACTTTGTACGGTCCAACCGGCAGATTATAATGCTCAAGCCATTCTTTTAGGAATAGCCTGTCATGCTCAAGGCGTTCCCCACGTCCGGCACCAAAAATGCTCTTGTCCTTATACTGTTCGCGGAGGTAACTGATCATATCATTGGAAGGCACATCAAAATTAACGATCATATCCGCTTCTTTAACATGATCAAAAAAGTGAAGGGTCTTTTTAAGATCCCCGTATCCGTCACCCTTCATCCGATCATCAATCGAGGGGAAGGGCTTGGCCCATGGTGTGAAGTACCGGACCTCATTTTTACCGCCATCACTAAGGGCTTCGCACAATACTGGATATAGGCCGTTGTCGAGACACAATATTTTCATCAGCTTCCCTTTCGCATCTTGAACATTGATAAGTCCCTTCAAAACAATCAATCAGGATCCAATCATGCAATCCTATAATACAAAACATGCTAATCTTTTTTATCTTCGTACTGTTGATATTCACAGTGCACCCGCCAATCAACGCCAATCATGGACGCAAGAGCGCGTTCAATGACCTCCGCCATAAAATGCTGCTTTCTATACGGCGCGCGGGGATCATCACCCGGCTCCGCGTATTCATCCCATTTTCCCTGCGCCCGTTCCTCCTCAAACATAATATCAAAGGCTTTCACATCCTCTTCTTTGATGAAGGCTACCTTTAAAAGATATTGTTCTACCAGCTCATGTACAGCTACCAAAAATTCCGAATCTTCACTTTTGAGGGCCGTTACCCTGATATGGGTACCCTCCGCGTCATCCCAATAATCGCCCAGGGTTTCATAACGGTGTTCAGACTGCTTGATCGTCCTGATATCCACTTTTAACATATTCTTTTATCCTCGCTTTAATGTTGTTTCGCGTGAGCTTCTTTTTTCTCACATACCGTATTTTCTTCAATACCCGTTCTTTATGTCCGTTGCTCTTACTCATTGACTATCTGTAATCTTCTGCTCCTAATTGATAAAATTCGTCACTGCTATAATGCCTTAATTCATAGTTTTGATGCGCCCAGGAAATGAAGAATAAAAGAGCACAATTAAATAAAACCGCTAAGGTCAAAAATTTGATTTTATTCCTCAAGCTTAGAGCTCCGAGCATACAGCTCCTCTTCCCTATCGGTCCATCTACCGGCTTTCTCTTTATTCGCCTTTTTCTTATCTAAAATCTTTTTCAATTCTTCCTTCTCATCTGCATTAGGCTTTCCTTTATTCAGGACATGAAATACTTCGTCATAGCTTAAATTCTTGGTCAAGCGCTCAAGATTCGTCATATTACCTTCTTTGAGCATGGCCTTCTTCTCTTTAAGGTTTATTGTCCCCTCATACATGGCGGCATCAAGGACCTGGGGGTCCCTGTCCGCTAAATAATCAGAATATACCTTACCTTTTGCTTTAGAGTGCTGGGCCTCTTCAGGGGTCCGGGCGGCCGGTGATATGTGGGTCATGGCCATATTATGCGCCAGCTTCTCTGCGGAGGTCATATTAACGTCATAAGGGGCTATATTCATACCCAGGAAGCTCTCAATAGTGCTTCCAATACCCTTCTTAGGCCTTCGCTCTGCTATCTGGATGCTGTACGGCAGGTTCGACTGTACCGCGTAATTTAGCTTGTCTATGGTCTGCTGGACAAATTTATCATCAGGGTTATAGATCTGGACACCGTAAAAGTCTTTATTTCTCAAAAGATCAATGATCTCATTTGGCAGAGGATTCAATTTATCTAAGGCAGTAATTAACGGAGCTTCAACAAAATGGTAAATATCCTTTACATAACTTGCTGGTGACACCCTGGATTCGTTACCGTTGGGATCATAGCCACCGATCCGCGGGAAATAAAGGTCTTTAAGGATGCCACCGGCACCCTGATCTTCATGCCCCTGGCCTGGAAGAAGTCCGGTGTGAAGGTATTGAAAGACAGCTCCATAGAAGCCCATAATAATAGGCATTGAGATTACATAGGATAATCTATAAGATAAATCCGTCCCTTTACCCTGCCTAAGATCATTTAAAGCCTTAACCAAATCTACTGTACCTCCGCCAAAAAGCCTTACGTCACCGATATCCCATCCCAGGGATTGTACTGAAGCCATGCCAGCGTCTTTGAGCGCCCTGTTGATAAAAATATTGTCATACACCAGTTGTCCCATCCGATCATCTACTGTGTCCTGGGCCTTATTCGCCTTAGTCAATAATTCTTCATTCGTCATATTGGGATTGCGTTCGATCTCCCACTTCATAAGGTTAGCGAATACGCCCATCTTCATGCGGGGGACGTAATACTCCATTAAAGGCCTCATCGTCTGCTGCAATAACCAGAAAGGCGTATGCAATACACCGGTCATGTACTTACCTTCCTTCACAGCCTTGGCCATGGCCTTATCCGCTTCGATAGCGTAAAATTTATCCATCTTGGCACGTCCGCCGGCCCGGGCGTAGAGATCAGAGATCATATTGGTCATGGGATCCACGTCCGCGCCATGCCAGGCCTTATTTACCTTCCTACCCTCCATGAGAGTATCCCATGGCGCTTTGACGTATAACAATGACTGAGGAGCTGTCTTTAGGAAGCCTTTAACGTCACCGGTCGCCAGTTTATTCAATCCTAAAGAGAAATTGGCAATGTTAGCGTCATTGGAGATAAACTGCGCATGAAAAGCGCTTAGAGAGAGCCTTGCCTGTATCAATGTATTTCCCGCGGTCCGGTAAAGATCGTAGGCGTAGTTCCCGCGCAATCCTGGGGAGAGGTAATTATTGATGATCCGCGCGCGGTCCGGATGAGAGTAAAAATGACCGGCTATCACCATGCCGCCAGCATAGACCTCATCGCCATGGACCGCATGAAGCTTTACTGAGGGCTTAATATCCAATAGCGGGGCCAGCTTCGGATCTGATTTAAGAATATCTGTAAACATTTTGTATGATTTAGGAGCAAGCCGTTTAAACTCTTCCGGAGCATGGATCAGGGATCCCAGCATAATAGCCATCTTCTCGGTACTCTTACGGCGCCAATATTCTGGTCCTTCTGTCGCGTCTGCCAGGGTCCGGAGCTCCTTATTGATTTCCTTCTGGTCCTGCATACGCTTAACATCATCCGTCCGGCCTTCGCGCTCTGCCTTGCCGATCATGCGATCCAGAATAAAATCAGCCTTAGGCCGGGACCCGCCAAACATTTTTTCCTTCATTCCGTACATGTAATCAATCTGGTGGCCTATCTCATGGGCAAAAACATCCTCCGGAGTGGCAAACTTAGTGACTACCTTACCAGGACCGGGCATCCCGGTCGCTTGATCAATAGGCCCCTTCTGGGCATACCCCAAGCGCTTGCCGCCGATCCTGGGCTTTCGTTCGGTATCAAGGCCAAGGCTATCAGCCACTTTCTGCAAGCCTCCCATAATCTGATCATCATAAGATTCTTGAATAGGGATCATCGGACTTTTCACAACCTGGCTTATGCTGTCATCAATCTTAACCCAGCCCTCCGGGGCGTTGCCGCCTATCGGTACATAAACATCATAGCCAGTTTCTTTACCGCCCTGCATTGTCCTGTAAGCAGTTAAAAATTTATCCATTTCTTTTAGCTTCAACATTGTGAGGGTAACGGGATTCCAGGATACTGGCGTAAGCCCAGCCTTGATACCCGTTTCAAAGTCGTCAATACTACGATGCTTTAGGAAAGCTTTTGATCCCGCAAAAGGCCTTCTACTCCATAGCCGGGACAAAATATTCATAGCTTTTTTAGGATCTTCCCAAAAACGCGGCAAATAATTATCTATCAGGTGTTGGAGCTTGCCTGTTTCCCTTTGGATTTCCATGGCTTTGTTGTGGTTGACTTCTTGAAGAATATCCCATATCTTCTGCATTTCAGGCGTGTCCTGGGCTTCACCATGCTCTGCCCGGGTGTGCTGGTCGATGATATCCGCCATCTTCATCTTATCAAAAATCTTTTCAGCTCTTTTCATAGAATTATTGAAGCGGTCCATGTTTCGAGCCTGTAGGCCCAGCCATTGACGCATGCTCTGAGCTGTAAATTTAGAAGGATCACTTACGTCAGGCGGGACAAAAGTATTCTTCATTTCAGCATAAGCAGTAGCTAAATTTTCAGCGATCTCAGCCTGGAAGGGTATCATCCGGGCTTCCATCTTACCATCTTGATTCTTGATCATTTTGAGAGTATCCGGATTCGTAATCTTAGGCTCTTCGGTAGGCTTCGCAAACTTTGATTCGTTGAGGCCTTTAACATCCTCGGAAGCGCCGTTGGGGAGGTTATAGGGCGCTTTCTTAGATTCTTCGCGATCAATAAATTTAGTGGTACCATCCGGATTAAGCACAGTGAAGCCGGCCTGGTAATCCTTACCTTCTTCAAACAATTCGCCTTTTTCTTGGAATAAATCGCCGGGGATAGGAGCTTGTAATTCGTGCCTTAATTGGCCACTGGGGGTGTGTTCTGTAGCGGCGTTTTCTTGATCTTGCCAAAGCGCGTCAGATAATCCTGCCTCTTTCTTAAAAGTGTCAATAACTTCATTTGTTTCGGATTCAGTGAGTTCTTTTTTTGCATCCTCAATCCCTTTCAGAATATTTTCAAATCCCTTTTTAACATTCTCTCGATAGTCTGCAATTATACTCTCAACGTCTTTAGTCTGCAAGTCAGTTAATTTCCCGCCATCCAGATACCTGTTTAACAATTCAAATACTTTTTCATAAGAGCCGTTACGTTTAGCGGCTTTTTGCATAGCCTCTGAATGACCTGTCTTAGAAGAATAAACTTCCCGCTCCGGTCCCGTTTGTTTCCCGCCGGTTGTAAATACGCCGCCCGCTTGTTGATTATGTTCCCAATCAAGGATGTTGGCAACGTCTACAGAGTTTTTTAAAAATTCAGCCTGTTTTATTTCTTCCGGAGATTTCTTTTCTGCGGCCTCGTATGCCTCACGATACAATTGAGTCTTTACTGAAATTTCGTTTAATTCTTTTTCTTCTTGAGGAGTTAAGCTGTCAAACCTAGCCATCATTTCTTTAGATTTCGCTTTAGATTCATCATGCAGTTTATGAAGTTCTTTTATCTTTTCCGGATTACCTTTGATTGATTCACCGTATCTGTCAGCGTCTTCCGTCGATGCTAATTTATTTTCAGCGGTTAATTTAGCAACGTTATCAATAAAAGCGGATTCTTTTCCTTCGACCGCTTCCGGCGCCTTTTTCTTCCCAATCTTTTCAAGAGCATCTTCGTGGCTGGTGCCGTGGATTTCTGCTTGTAATTGCCAGCTTTTTGGTTCCTGTGCTCTAGGGACTAGTTCAGGATGCTCCCATAACTTATCAATCTTAGCGTCAATATCTTTGATTAACGCGCTTAAATCCTTAACATTTTCATTCAGAAATTTGACAAGCGCCGGATGCTTTGCAATTACATCTTTATTGCCAAGAATTATTTGATTCACCGCTTCCGCAATAGCTTCTTTTCTGTTTACTTCTTCACCCTTTACATCCTCCTCCATCTTAAATTCAGCTATTACCTCGCTATTGTCTCGTATTTTAAAATGATCATCTATCACATGGCCTAGCTCGTGCTTAGCGGCTAATTTATTTTGTTCTTTACCTAACTTAACATTTAGTCCTATCTTTCCTTCTCCACCAATACCGTGAATAGGACCTAAGTCCATAAGATCAACTTTTACAGAAGATATAGGACGTATTGTAGCGGCCACGATCTGCGGCTTATCCGCGCCCGGTACTTTCTTACTTAATTCTTCTTTAGCTTTAACAGCTTGCTCTTGAAAGTCAGGGGACTTAGGATCCAACGCTGCCGGCTCAGGAAGGCCAGCTTTAACAGCGTACTCAGCGCGGATATTATTTATATGTGACAATACGCCTCTACCAATTACGGTGTTAGATAAATAAAAAGCTTCAGTGATAAGAGAAAATGCCCCAAGGAGTCCTCCCTGCTTAAAGGCCTGGGTGATATTGTCTCCAAAGAAGGTACTCATAACCCCGGATCCGCCAGCTATAACGCCCGCGCGGGCTAGCGCTGTGGCAAAAGGCCTTTCAACAAAGGTAATGCCATGGGCAGCGGCAAAGATAGGGCTATACGCGGCGCCCTTGGCCGTTTCCTCTCCCACGGTCAGCGCCTTTTGAGCAAGCGTCTTATCGGCTTCATCAACACGCTCTAGGCCAATAGCATTGAACATTGATACTGTACCAAACTGTACGGCCATCCTGCCCCATACGTTAGGTAATAAACTTTCAGGGAATAATACGGCGGTTGCTATATACGGAGCTGTACCGGCAATCGTAGCTGCAATCGGATGCTGATATTCAAGATCCCCCAGGTACCGGTCCATATCAGCAGAATCTTCTTTAGAAATCGCCGTACCCGCTAAAGGTTTAGCTACCATACTCCATGCGGCGCCCTCAGCGGTATGTATGCCGGCATTGAGGAATCCCTCATCCGGAGCTTCTTTAGGGCCTATAATCGTATTGTAGCGCTTGCCGGTTGGTGAAATACCTTCTTTTACCTCCGGATCCGATGTCCAACTTCCAGAGACGCCTTTAGAAGGCCTCCCAGATGCCTCTGTAGGCCCTTTAGAGCCTGTTTCAGACCCCGAAACGTCCTTAGCCATAGGTTGACCCGTTTTAGAGGTTTTAGCCCTATCAGAAGCATAATCTCCCTCACCACGGTCTATCAATTCTTGATCTGTGGCCTGGGCACCGGAAGGCTGCGCCTTAAAACGATCGTAGGCTGTTTTATCCTGATTATCGGTATCAACTTTTACCCAATTATCATCGGCCACTGTAGAGGTACCAGCGGATTGAGTTTTTTGAAGCGGTACCCAATTTTCTGAATTATTATTATTGTCCATTATCAGTTTTCTCTAATTGCCAAAAGCCGTTGGGGTAGTACCGTCTTTTTTCACCGGTAACTTTATTCATAAAGATAGTGCCTTTAGGGTCCGCGGTTGCGATCCCCGGATTGTGTTTTAAAGTATCTTTGTTCATAATGTCCTGTGCCAGGCGGAGGCGCGCATCATCATCCTTGACGTTCTGGACTTTTTCCATGTAGTCCTTCTGTAAAGAAGCCAAATGATCATCATCCTTAGCGTGATCACGAAACATGCCGGTGATCTTCCTGAAGAAGCTTTGCCGGTCTGTTTGTTCTGCTTGCAACTTTTTATTGGATTGCATGAGCGCTTGCTTATTCTGCTTGATCCCCTGGTTGATCATATCACTGATGGACATTTTACCTTCTTCAGGATCCTCTCGAATATGGGCGTTTATCAGATGGGACTTCTCTTGAGGCGAAAGACCGCGGGCAGAAAGAACATCGAGCTTTAATTTTATAGGATCAATAGGTTCAGAGGTGTCCTGTATCTGATCAATAAGTTTGTTATATTTCTCCGGAGCGCTTTCTGTAGGAAACGGATCCTGCATAGCTTCAGTGGCCGCTTTGGCAAACTCAGGGCGGATCCGTATCCCCTTAACTCCCATGAGCTGCGCATTATTAATATCGTCCTGGGTGAGGGTATTGTTAGACATTTTATCAAGGATCTGGTTTTCCGCATGATTCTGGGCAATACCGTAGATCAATTTATTATCAGATCCCTCTTTTTTGATCATCTTCTGAGCTGTATCACTAAATTTCTTTCTTTGGGCATCGCTAAGATAAGGATATAAGCCTTCTTTTCCCTTCTGCATTTCTTCAAAGGTACGGGTAGGGCTAATGGCCATATCGCTGGTAACTTGGTTTAAGTCTGCGGATTTAAGCAAGGTCTTTACGTGCGCATTGGCCCAGTCGGCATGAACATGACCATCCTCAATAGCCTGTTTGGTGCGGTCCATGATCTTTTGTCTGATTAAATTACGCTCACCTTTATCCGCGGAGGTCTGGTATTCCTGGATATCGGCATCATTGGCCTGGACAAGTTCATTCTTGAAGTCCTGACTTTTCCTACGGAGGATCGTATTTGAGACGGCCATGTTACGTCGTTCAATATCAAGATTGGCCTGGGATATAAAGTTATTCCGTGCCTCCGGAGACTTTATCAGATCAGCGGCATGAGAGATAGCCTCCTGGGATTGCTCATCCACGCGTTGGTCAAGGGTATCAAGGTCTGGGTCTGTAGCGGCCATCCTGGCAATACCCAAATGCGCTTTGGCCACAGAAGTCTCTGCTTTAAGTGTCTGACGTCGGTCATCAAGCTTCTGAACTGCCTCTCCTAATCCTTCCAGGCCTTGGGACAGATCAACAATATCCTCACCACGCTTGGCCGCGGTGTTAGGATTCCATGGTGTTGGCTGTAACTTCTCTTTACTTTCATACGTTGGAACTGTAGCCACGATATCCTCCTATAAAAACGCAAGAGCTAAAGTAGCTCCGCCTGATAATAATGATTCACCGGCTTTAATTTGACCTTGGCTCTTAGCAACTTGACCTTCGTAAGTGTCCATATTAGCCTTGGATTGCGCGTTATACGTTGCAATCTGTTTGTCCATTTCAAACTGACTCGCTGTGTTAAAAGCGGTATCTAAAGGACTGCCAGACATTGTTACCCCTGCCTTCGCGTACATAGCGCGCTGGGTACTTAAAGTATCTGTTTCTTCAGTGCCAAGATCTGAAACTTCGAACTGTCCCTGCTCAAGTGCCAAATTGGCGTTATAATCATCCGCTTTCTGGGCCTCATCACCGGCCATAATATCACCGTAAGCGCCTAATACAGTTCCCGCAACTCCTAAGCCCTGTCCCAAGCTTAAAGACTTGGTAGGATTGCCGGACGAATCTACCGCTGAAAAGGTAGTGGCATCTGGAACAGTATCAGGCGCGGTGTACGACGAAAGATTAGGAATACCGGCCATAAGATTAAATTGATCAGGATCCATTTATTTATCCTCGCTGATTTCTGAGCGAATAATCTCCGCTAACAACGTAAAGGGAGTAGGATCGTTCTTTCTCAATACCGGCATACAATACTGATCCCATTTGCTCTCAAATCCGACTCCATGGATATCTCCGGTGTATAGCGGATTGACGATAGCGTTGGCCGGCTGCGTGACCGCGGGAATCGGTAGAGGGTACATAACATCAGTATCCGCGCCAAAGGTACCGCCCAAACTTTGATACAGCCTTAAAACAATATCGTATATTTTACGCTCTTTGCCTTGATTGACCGTCTGGCCATCCCCGCCAAGAGGGAGAAGCTGGACAGTTCCATCATACGGAAGGCCCACATGAATGACCGCGCCCTTATTCGTTAAAGTTATTGATCCGTTATTAACGATCTGACCGCTATCAACGGAAACAACACCATCCTGAACAATGGACACGGCCTGGCCGTTAATTGCCCATAGATCGCTTAATGTATTTACCATCTTGCGGGCAAAACCGCCTTCAAAATAAGGACAAACTATCGGAACTGGTATTGGGATAGGAGCTACCCAGCCATATTCTTCTATAACTATTTCACATATACCAAGAACAGTTGAAGTCCCATAATTAAGAGTAATAATATCTGGTGCTGTTGGCGATCCTACATTAAAAAAGGAACCATTGAAATAGGGGCCCTCAGGACCCCCATAGTTTTCCCAGGTAGAAATTGCATCGGGAACTGTGGGCCAACCAAAATATTGAACCTTAACTCCAAAAACAATACCAGTTAATATAGAAAGATTATCTGGGTCTGGCGCGTTTACCGAAATACTTTCTATATTTGCACCATAATTTGAATAAATAACATTTGGCAACGCTCCCTGATAAGCGTTTTGATAAGTTTGACACATTCCTATGGCAAGGTTAACGGCGCTTGGGAAAGTAACTGTTACATACGTTCCTGATTGATAAGGAAGCCCAAATGCTCCCCAGAAAGATACAGTGTAAGGACCAAGAGATATATTTCTTATAAAAGTAAATTGTCCTCCTATTCCTGAAAAAACAACAGAAGAAGGGGCTGGTCCTAATGACCAAACACAAACAATGCTTAAAAGATTTACAGGATTACCAGCTCCATTTGGAGTACATGTTATAGGAAATGAATATCCGCTAACAACGGTCCCAAAATGAACATCATTTACTAATAAAGCCATAAATCACCTTTTAACTTCCTGTAGGCGCAACAAATGTCCCTGAAGTCGTAAATGTATGAATCGTCATTCCACCTGAATGAGTAACGGTCCCACCGGTACCATCCGCGCCAAATACTCCGGTTGTATAAGCAATGATAACAACACCCGCGGCGCCATTTCCGCCATAGCCATGAGCCCCTGAACCGCCGCCGCCGCCTGAACCCGTATTTGTAGCACCAACTCCACCGGCTCCTGTAGCGCCACCAGCTGAGTTATTGTTACCGGCACCACCAACGCCTGAACTTCCACCAGCGCCCGCCGTTCCACCATAACCGGCATAATCTCCGCCGCCACCGCCAGCGGCATAAATAACAGCGCTTCCAGTGATGCTATTAGATATCCCAGCTCCGCCAGCACCGGCATGATTAGCCGTTGCAGTTACACCAACGCCACCAGCTCCGCCACCGCCAGCGCCGTCTACGGTTGTAGGCCCGGATTGTGTATAACCATACCCTCCGGCATAACCTTGCCCTGATGTGCCAGTTCCGCCAGGACCAGGCCCTTCAAATGCTCCGCCGCCACCAGAACCTCCGTTAAGACCTGTCGAAGTACCGCTACCGCCACCGCCACCGCCACCAACGGACGTATACCCAAATGCAGTAGAATTAACACCACTTGCACCGCGGGCACCAGCTGTCGTTGCTCCAGCGCCTCCGGTTCCGACAGTAATGGTATAACTATTTCCTAAAATAAAATTAACAGCTGCTTGATAAAGTAAACCACCGGCTCCGCCACCGCCACCGGAATCGTTACCACCACCACCGCCACCAGCAACAATAAGGACTTCTAAGGCGGGAACATTTACAGTAAGTATTGCCACATTGCTTGTTGCCGATCCTTGAGAGTTGGTAGCCACGCATTTATATTGATATCCATTCATTCCAACATTCGTTGCTCCGGTAGTATAGGCCGCGCTTGTGGCCCCGCTGATAGGAGTAAAAGAAGTACCACCATTTGTGCTTAAATACCATTGATAAGTTGGTAAAGGATCGCCTGTGGCTGTAATAGTAAATGTAGCTGTCCCCGGCTCATTAACTGAAGTATTTGACGGCTGTGTAGTAATATTCGGAGAATAGTCAACAGTCATTGTGGCCGCGCTGCTATCAGTCGTTCCCGCGCTATTTGTAGCAACACACCTGTATTCGTATTGGTCCTGACCGGATGTAGTAGGCGGTGTTGTGTAACTCGCGCTTGTAGCTCCTAAAATGTTTGTCCAAGTAGATCCGCTATCAGTGCTTATTTGCCATTGGTAAGTTGGTGCTGGATTTCCTATAGCCACAGAGGTAAATGTGGCTGTATTTCCAACAGGGACCGTAATATTTAACGGTTGCGTTGTGAAAGAAGGAACCGTATCAACAGTTAAAATAGCCACGTTTGATGTAACATTTCCAACTGAATTTGTCGCAACACATTTGAATTGATTACCGTTATTGGCTAAAGTTGTTGCCGGAGTCGTATAGCTGGCTGATGTTGCGCCGTTGATTGGTGTCCATGTATTTCCGCCATCCGTACTGATATACCATTGTAAAGTCGGAGCCACGGAACCGGTCGCAACAATCGTAAAAGTTGCGGTATTCGGAGCCACTACCAGAGCATTTACCGGTTGGGTAGTAATTGTTGGGGCTATCAATCCCTGTAACCTAAAAGTATTTGTTGTGGGAGAAAAAACAGCAAATATTCCGCCATTTAATTGGGCAGCTCCAATACATCCATCAATCTTAACCTGATCGTATGCCGTTAATCCATGGTTAGGAGCGGTAACTAAAATAGGGTTTTGTGTAGTATCAATATCCGTAATCGTTATCGGATTGTCATAAGTGTAACTGCAATCCATGCGCACCGGTTCCCAATAATTTTGGAATAATTCAGCGGTGAAAATTTCAATATATCTATAAAGGACGCCATTGATCGAGCGTTTGGCTACTACCCAAACCTGATCATCCTGGCCATCCAACGGAATGATACAGATGCTCTCAAAGGTCCCGCTATAGCCAACACATGATTGAGTAATATCCGATTCGCCGCCAACTATCCGGCACCAGCCGGTGACTTGCTGCTCCGGATCCCTGGTTAAAACGGCAATCTGGCCATCGGCCCTGATTATCCAAATACGGTCCGTAGGAGAGCTCTGTGAGGCCATCTGTACGGCGCCAAGGCCATCACGGAGGATATGATCAGCCAATACCATCTGACTGCCGGATTTATACTTGCTGGTGATTAAATCATACGTTAATTGCCTTAAATAAAATTTATTAGCCTGTAAGAAAAAGCTATACCCGCCAAGCTTGACAGGCTGCTCTACCATCGCCCCGTAAACGTCATTATAAGAAATCGTTGGAGGTGAGGATGGCGTAATTCCGGTTGACGCGTTACCATCAGCGGCCGTGACTGATCCCCCTGACGTTCCTATTTGCAATGCCGTATCTGATTCAAGCCACCGGATTCCATTCGATTGCTGGTTAGCTATTTCATAGGTCCAGGCATCCGCATTCTGGGCCGTGCCTACATCAAAGCTGTCATAGGTATCAACGGCAGAAGCATAGAGTGTTTGAGGCTTATACGCGGTCCCGCTATACACCAGACGGCCTTCATGGAAGGTCACGGAAGAAGGATATCCTCTCACCTGTGAGAAAGCGCCCTCTTGCCAATCAGTTGTCGCGCTTCCGCCAGTGCCCAAGTCTCCGGCGGATCCAGCTGTAGCAAGCCAATAACCGGCAGACAAATCAGTAGCGAATACGCTTGAATCTGAAGTAGTATTTCCTACAAGGCAACGATAAATAGTACCGCTATTGGAAACATAATCTCCTATGTTATAGTTCTGTCCTAATCCCCAGGCGTTGGGTACCGCGGGCACATTCAATTCAGCCTGGACTATACCAACAACAACGGTTGAAGAGGTGAATCCGGTAATCAAGACAACGCCATTCTTAACACGCCATAAAGACCCCACGTGTCCTATCTGAAAAATCGCTTCAGAGGCAGTTAAAGTTGTTGTTCCGGTATCGGATGACGCGCTGATGGTGGTCGCGGTGATATTAACATCCAAAAAGGGTCCTCGGAAGAAATTGACATTTGCTATTGAAAAAGAAGTGGCTGAGGTCCTGATAAGCTTCTGAGGGAAATAATTAGGATTAACAATATACATCACGTCTGCTTTTTGAGCAGTCTGTAAATTAAAAATATCAGTTTGATTAAAGATAGTGGGAATTTCAACAAGTACCTGTTGTATCCAATCACCAGCCGCTAAATCTGTGGCAAAGGTCCCTGATGTATGAGCAATCACACAATAATAAATATTGCCGCCCTCAGAAACAAAATTACCAACAACATACGGCGTACTTGTTACCCATGCCGGTGCTGAAGAAACCATCAACTGCCCTGTATTGGCATAGAAACGGATATATTGATGCCCCATTTCCATGACGTACTCTTGGGCAATGTTATAGGTGAACCTCTCAAGCCTTACCTGACCGGATTGAACAGGAGACAGTTCCCAATCGCCCGCGGCCAAGTCAGTGGCAAAAATCCCTGATGTGTGCGCAATCAAGCAGATATAAACATTCCCGCCATACAAGACATTATTGCCAACAACATAGGAAGTGCCTGTTACCCATAACGCCGGCGCTTGATTCTTTACGTTAGCAATGTATTGAGTGCCTGGCCGGAAGGATGCAGCGCCAGCTTCACCGATTAGGAAGTTCTCAAGAATAGCGGCGCCATTCTTGAATATAGGCTTATCCTGGTCGAATCTCCCCAAAGATCGCGGGGAGATCTCGCCTAAAGTAAAGTTCGTTTTGGCTATTGTTCCCTTATAACCCATTAATAATCTATCCCCGGCATATAAAAGCCGACATTATTACCATCCGGACCAAGCCCTACCGCAGCTGTTGATCCTGTCAATCTTGCCAGGAACCATTCGTCCGCAATCGCTTGATCAGGAGACGTGGTATTGGAATCCGCCGCAATAGCGGATATCAGTTTAGCGGAGTAGTCTTTTTCAAGTCCGGCCGCATATTGAGCCGCTTCAGAGATCTTAAAACAAAGCTGGTAGGCCAGGGCGGTAGCAATAGCCTCCACAAACTTAGAGCTCCATTGCGTTACATCCAGCTGAGAAGAAACGTACTTCATACTCGCAATAGCAGGAGCGTTCATCAATAAAACAATAGTTGGAGTGGCCAGATAAGGCGGCTTTACTGTTTCTTTACGGTAAAATACCCTGGTACTAAACAAATAAGGATTGATAAAATCCAACGGACAAGCATAGGGATGATTACAGCCGTCATTCATTAAAGGCAAAGGAATAAGTAAAGGAGCAATATTATTTTCATTCTGGTCTTTTTGAACAATCCAATAACCGGACGCGAGATCAGTCGTGAATACACCGGACGTATTTTGTACGGCGCAAACATAAATATTATTATCAGGACCAAGAACATAGGTTCCAACATTGTATGTGTTAGAAGTAACCCAGGCTACCGGACTCAACGGAACCATGGGCACTGTCTGAACAGCAAATGACCATGGGTGCTCTTCTAAGGCCTCCGCAGTAACGAAAGGCCAAATATCGGTGAGGTATTGAGCCGCCGGATTAGGCGAGGTGGCCGGATTAGCAAGATCAGAAAGATTGAGCCTTGTGGCCCCGATCTTAAAAATTGCTTTATTCCAGATCCCTAAGATAGTAAAGAGTGGGTTAGGCATAATTTATCCTTTTTTAGGCAAAAAGTACAGTAAGCTAAAAATACAATGATCAAAGGGACCATTTGCATACATCTGTCTGGGAAGTGCACCAGAGCGTCTATAACGATCATAGCAAGCCCAGAGGTCAAGGTGTATAGTTCAGCCCTCCACAGTGCCCCGCAAAGCCATCCCAGGCCAAATAAAAGGCATCCTGTAGCCGGATAGCCAACCTCAAAAACAAGCTGGGCAATGAAATTATGAGCTGTCTTGTAAGGAATAGATTTCATCCTTGATAAAGGAGCAAAAATCAACTTATATGTGCCCGGGCCCCAACCAACAAAAGGATGTTTATTCGCTAACTCAAAAGTCTTTTGCCATACCGTTATGCGCCCTGCTGCTGGACTCAAATTTTCTTTAAACTTATTATTGCTCAAATCCCACAAACAAAAGATAAACATAAATCCTATAAATACCATGGCAGCTACATTTTTGTTTTTGGAATACATATAGACTACTGCTCCAGCACCGGCGCTAAAGAAGGCCCAGCTGGATTGACAGAATACTGCCACTATAACCGGAAACAGGAAATTTAACGTGCTAAAGGATATGAGCAATGCGGATATCACAACCGCAAAGCTCCCCATCTGCATGTGATGCCCTAAAACTCCGAAATTGAAATTATAAGCAGCTCCCCAATCCATCAAATTATCTTTATGGAAAAACTCTAAACTTAAAAGAATCGCATTTAATAGCAGTAGACTTTGCACCGCTTTAAACACAAGCGGCCAATCTTCGATATTGCAGCATGAAATATAAAAATAACAACAAAGGACTATTGAACAGTAAGACGTGAAGGAAATATAAGGGGCCGCGCTGAAAAAACAATCAATGAATGATCCTATCGCAATGATCCTAACCATCCAGTGTGTTTTGATAAACAGAGTGAATACACCAAAAAATCCGGCAATCAGGACCATCCATAGCCAATATTTATCTTGAGGATTACGAAGAACAACATCTATCGGGGGAATTAATGATAGAGCAATAAGAAAAAATAAAGCTATCAGAGTATATTTTTTCATAAAAAAGGAGAGAGAAGGCCCTGCCTCCCCTCTCCCCTTTAGATTTATGCTCCACCAACATCATTGATAGTCGGTAAAGTGCTTCCGCTATATTCTACTATAATCCAGCCAACGGTAGAATTGACATATAAGAATGTCACAAGCTGCCCGGCTGTATTAAAAACAATGGAAGTCCATCCCGTGCTTGACGAAGGTGTTAATGTCCATGACCCGCTTGAGCCAACGGTGGTAATGAGGATTGTTAATGTCTGGCCAGGAACACCCGCGGGTAACGTACCCGTAGAAAACCCTGTGTTAGCAGAGGCGGCGATTGCCTTTTTAACAAACGAGTAACTGACCGGAACCGTCAAACTCGAAGTCGTCATTGACGTGTATCCACCATTTGCAATCCCTATCATAACAAAATTAGGATTACAACCGACGTTATAGGTGAAACCGTCAAGGGTAATTACAGCCGTTGGATCGCAAGGCAAGCTTAATTGGGACGCCTGTCCTACCGCGGCCCCTCCCTCGGTTATACCAACGGCGGCAAAGGCAGAAGTGGCCAGGAAAGCCGAAAACACTAAAAGCAATAGTAACTTTTTAAACATGCTGATCTCCTTTTTAAAAGGGGTGAGGATTTCTCCCCACCCCAACTTCGCCTTAGTCCGTGGTGAAATAAACGATACAGCCGATAATCGCTCCACTGGTAATTGTAGCTCCAGCGGTGGTAAGCAAGATCTGAGCGTCAGTATCGGTTTCCGTGGGAACTGCCGGATTAGTACCAATGACATAAGGACCATTGGCAGCACTAATCATCCCGCTAATAAGAGTTACCCCGGCCGTGGCCGGTCCCGTCAAAGCAGTTGCATAGCGCGTAGCAAGATCCAGGTCCCCTACAGACAACGTAAAGGATCCGATACTAACGCTACTTGTAATCTCGATTAGTAATACCTTTGCACCAGCGGGAAGCAACGCTCCCATGGCAATCGTGGTACCAGCTAATTCGGTACCAAGACCCACATAGAAGTCAATATTGCACTTCACGCGGCCGTTTACATAACCGGCGGTAAGCCAGTTAGCCGGTGACGGTGGCGCTATTGATTCGGCGTAAACAACTCCGTTAACTTGACTCATATAATTCTCCTTGTTAAAAGGTTAAAAACTCTGAAAGATCAAAACTACTTAGAACGCTGCCTCAACGCAAGCGATCTGGACAATACGAGCCTCTTCAAGGCGGGTAGAGCCCAGGCACATCCTCATATAAACCTGCCAGGCATAGTTCTTGTCCGCGCGCTCATCAACACGGCCTTCGATTTCCTTCTGCACGGCTAACTGGACAGCAAACTTCTGCCAGGCGTAGCATAACCGGTGTGAAGAAGCATCGGTCAATAGGCGCTCGGAATGACGCCAGTCAAAACCGCACCATGTCTGAACATCACCCTGGACCAACGCATGGATCACGTTGTAATCAGTGGACGTGACTTCAGTGGTGTTTAAAAGATCTTCCAGCTGGGCCGCGGTATAGGACATATATCTCTCGGTCTGCTCAACTTCATTGGCATCGAGGATACGCTTGGCCGCTAAACACTTGGCCTTGCTCATACCGTTACCGGACGTGAACTGATTATAGACAATTTGGTTTGGAGCTGGGAAGGTCACCGGTGTGGCGCCTGTCTGGCCGGTATAAGACGTACCGCCCATGGCCGCAATGATGATATCGTCCTTGGTACGGTTAAAAGCGGCGTGCTTTGCTTGCATCATGATTGACTTAGGGTCAATCGCCATCTGCAAAGCATCCTTGGGATCTTCCAAGGTGTTTGAAACAAAATACCGTGGTGTTACCATCCGGCGTCTGAAATCCGGCAACTGTGTCGGAGTATCAGCATAGCGCGTGGTCAACTCTACCGCGGAATCCTGGTTGTACTGATCGTAAAACTTTGCCATGCCGGTCCAGTTAAAATCTTCTGCGACGCAAGCAGCAAAACGATTATCTTGCTGTTGAGACAGCAAGTAAATCGTGTTGTTATATTCCTGAATATATGCTGTATTTGGTGCTCCCATAGGTAGCTCCTTTGTGGTTTAAAGTTATCTCTCTGACAGATAATCCTTAAAAAGGGTCTGCTTACTTCACCTATGAGGTCGCACCAGTGGTACGATAGTCTCGATTTTTTCTTTACTGCATGAGGCCGGTTAAATCAACCGGTAGTCTCATTTAGAAATTTATTCCTAAAAAATGTACGTGTCAAGAAAATTTAAAAATAAATTTATTTAGCTTTATTTTTCAACGCAAACAGATCGTGCATTTTTTGTACTGCCGCGGCGTGTCCAGCGTCCTTAACATTGAAATAAGGATGCTTGGTACCGGCGGCGTTGATCTCTGCATTGAACTTAGTGATCTCGGCATCAGCAGCAGTCGGATCCGTAATTGGAGCGTCCGCGATAGTTCCTAAAGACTTCAAAGAATCTTCTGAGAGCAATCCAACAAGCTTTCCCATGCCCTTTAAAAAGTTAGGAGATCCCTTCAAAGCCGAAACAATAGCCTCTGGTGCCTGGGCAAACTCCGGACCGCCCACCAGCTGCATGGTCTTAACGATCTTATCAAATTTGGCGTCGTACTCATTGCCCCACTCCGTGCGCAATGCTGTCTCATTAGTTAATGACAATGCTTTCCGATCCGCCTTTTGCTTGGCCACCAGGCCGGATAGCGTCGTCAATAATCCTTGCTGGATGGTATCAGCCATCTTATTACCAGCCCCAGCAGCGTGTAGAAGAGGCTTTAATTGAGCCACAATACCGTCTGCCTTGAGATCAGGGTCCAAATTAGCCATAGCGGTCCATTTATACCCGTCCGGCTTCTCCGGGGGCTTCTCAATGGATCCTACCATCTTCTTAGTCTCTACATAACTGACACCCAGGTCCTTGAGGGTCTTGAATGGTTTAAATGTATCATCCTTCCGGAGCTCTTCAGGAAGTAAAGAAATATCACCACCGGCCACTCTCGCGTTAAGATCCAGAAAAGCTTTACCGAGATCATCCGGTGTTTCATAAGTTTTAAAAGCTTCGTTGGTTTGTAATTCTGGTGCTGTAAATGTAATTGGCATATATTACCTTTCTTTTGCACGTTTCACGTGAAATCGGTTTATTTAGCTGGTGCCGCTACTGCTGCTTTTTTAATCCTGGAAGTAACCGGTTTGGCCGGAGCCCTTACCGCCTCATGTACCTGGGTACCCGCGCCCTCTGTTAAGGGTACCGGCCCTTGAGGCCCGCCTGGTCCAGATTCTATATACTTCTTGCCATCCACGATAATCACCTTCGTTGGAGCTGGCGCCCGGTTGTCCCCTGGCCGCGGCATCTTAGGATCTATGGCCGGCTGGCCCTTTCTTAAAATGTTAATGATAAGGCTTGGATAGTCAGTCCTCCGCATAGGAGATGCCTCTCTTCGGTCAACGTAATCAAAACGTACAATCGCGCCCGGATGCTCATAATCAGGCTTTACACTTAGGACCTCTACAGTCCGGCCATCCCTTAAAGCAACAATATCACCTTTTTCTACTTTCATATTCATGGCTGATCTCCTGTTGGTGTTATTCTTTCAGGTACTTCAGTGACACCTAAAAGTCTATTTTTAATGTATATCACAACGGCTTGCTCCCCTGCTTCAAAAGGAGTATTCGTCGGTTTAAACTCAAAGAAGTGATCCATAAGATCTACCAGGATCATTTCACCTTCCGGCATACCAAAGAATTTTTGATATATAAACGTAATCTGATCTGGGCTGTTGGCGCGGAGCTCATCAAGTTTTTCTAAAATAGGTACTGGATTATTAAGCATAGGGCACCTCAATCTTAGCTTTGCACTTCCCGCATGTTCCCGCGTACTTCCCGCCAACGTCAAAACAGCTTACCTCTTGATCACATTTAGTCGTTAAGCACTTGCGTATCACCCGCGCAATCGTAATATCAACGCCGCAAGCCTCGCACTTGCCTTTAAAGTCGGATCCATCCAGCACAAGGACATTCGCAACCTGGCAAGACGGACACGGAAGGATTTCTTCAATAAATGTTGTCTTAGGAATGATAGCAGACAATCTCTTTCGCTTCAAAACCACTTCATCAGGGAATACACGCATACGTTCAGGCATGGCCGCGGTATCATCAATAACATCATAGCCCTCAACCAAGCGCTGTTGAGTGACTGGATGGAATTGACCAATAGCTTGAATCACCCGGTAGTCCATACCTACCATCAAAAGACACGTGGATCCTTTGTCTCTTTCGCGCATCTTGACCATTGTTACAATGTCCTCTTTTTCAATAATGTGGGACTTATCAACCGGAGACTTTTTGATTCCTGGGCGATCTTTAGGTAATGGCGTTTCTGGTATTAAATTTCCGCTTCCATCTTCAAAGCCGGAGAACCCTCCTCCTATATTTTTCATGATATCTTGTTGAGGACCCTCCGCAACCTTAGGAGCAATAGCAGCAAGATCCTGGTACAAAGCAGCTATTGTCTTTTCAGCAGGGTACGGGATCCGTTTGACCTTACCATCATCAAACTTAACTACCAGGACAACTATCTGCGGTACGCCTTCGTGAAAGATTCCGTCATCCTCTTGTAGGGATATTTGCATTGTATTTTTTATCCTTTCTTGTCCAGTTAAATATTTTTATACTATCATCAAATCTATTTCCCCATAAAATATAAAGTCCTAAATTAGTCCATATATAATTAAGATCCGGACGCTCCTCATTAACTATAATACAAAATCCGTACCGTCTATTAAAAATACCTATAGAACAGTGGATATTCATTAAAACACCTTGCCTTTCTTCTTAGGTCCAGCATAATCCTGTGGATTAGCTTTCATGGCGGCTTGGAGGGCTGCCCGGCCTTTAGCAAAATTCCTATGTTTAGAAACATACTCGGGGAACACCTGGCACATCGGCTGGGCCATATGATAATCAATTTTATGCTTCTTATACGTCTCTACTTGGGATTCAAACTCGCCCTTTTCTTCCCGGACCAACCATGAGCACATGAGGCCAACCTGGTACTCCATTTCATCCAAGGCAGATCCCTTATGCCCTACCGCAACGCCCACCATCAGCGGATCCAGTCCGTATTTATCAAGCTCACGGACCTTGTTGATCTGGACAAAACCATTCCATTTGCAGACTTGCTCTTCAATGATCCGCTTGGTACAGTGAGCGCAAGACTTTTTGTCAAATGTAAAGGTGAATATAAGCTGCCAAAGAAACTTAATTGGCATGCGTGATTTATCATTGATCTGAAGAAGTACGCTCATTTATACCCAAATGCTGGAGTTAGCTGTAAAGGTTTTTTAGATTGATTATATTGAAAGGCCTTTTGCTTTAAGAGCTCTAAACAGTAGCCTTTATCTTTAGTGGAATATTCTGATCTTTTATAAACGGTGTATGATATACCGTTTCTGACTTCAACACGGCTTTCAATTTTGATTATAGTTTGCATTGCTTTTATTTAACTGCCATTGCCTGTTTGTGTTCATGGTGAGCTGAGGCCGCATCTTTGGCTGCGCCGGCCATCTGCTCGGCCTGTTGAATCTTCGCTTGCTGCTGCTGGGCCTGGGCTGTCTTTTTACGAATCTCATCAATCTTGCGCTGCTGCATGACGTATGTAGGATCCACATTCAAGAAATCCGCGGACCCTGCCAAGACACGATCAACGTCAACACCAACACCAGCATCCTGCTTGATCCCCTGCAAGGCCTTGACAATTCCAAGCCAGGTAGTGAGCCCGCCAAGAGCCGCCGCGCGCTGGGCTTTAGCCAATGGTGAAAGAAAGATCACTTTTAATTCTATTTTACCGCGCTCATTAACAATTTCTTTTGGCGGAGGCGGAAATAACAAACGATCATTCAGGATATCGAAAGTTCTAATCTGGGCATTACCTATTTTTTTAGTCATTCCCCCCACAACCGGTCCTATAAGCTCCAAGGCCTCTGCAATGCGCTGATTGACTTCAGGGTTATTCATATCCTTGCTAACCCTGGTCATGGCCTCAAAGAGGTCCAGAAAGAAGCCTTTATCAATCAAGTCCTGCTCAAGGGCCATCATTTCAACAGATAACTTTGGATCCCCGCCAGTTGGTATAGTGCCAAAATCCTCTTTGGAGTATTTTGTCTTGTCGTACATGTTCATGGCGTTGGGGTTTTGATTCAGCCGGCCGAGCCAAAACCGGGCCGGTGACATTGAAGCCTGGTCCACGTCCTTCATGGCCCTTCGGATAATAGTCCTCTTCTCCGCGTTAGCCAGCTTGATTGAAGCCAGCACATCCATGGCAGGGCTGTATGCCATTCCTCCACCTGGCTCCTTCCAAAACTCCAAAACAGAATATGGATTACTCATGAAGCCTGATTCAGAAAGCTTATCTTCGCCCTTAGGATAGATCCACACGGAACGATAGGGCATGTTTACAATATCTTTTTTAGAAACATCCCGGATATCACGAGGTCCTACGTAATGGACAAGATCAAACTTCTGATAATATTGTTTCTTTTCAATACAATCTCGAACGTCTTTAGGAACATTGTTTGGCCAGCGCATGACAATCTGCATTGCCGTATATTTAAACCTGCGGAATATCTTGCATATCTCACCGCGATCATCACGGCCAAAGCTGACTGATTCAACAGGGATTGAAGTATAACGCACGTGGTCACGGTAATCCTCTTCAGTGAATATCGGAGCTGTGCCAAAGGTGAGATCATCCACATATCCTTCAAGGATAGTTTCATTCCAGTTAGAGCTATTGAGCACATCGTATTGAGTATCAGAGCAATCTTTAAAGTACCGCTGGACATTCCCGCCCTGCATCTTCTTGGAATCAATGGTCCGGAAGTCAAACCATTTGGTGACGGCGCTGGTAAGCTTGGAATGGAAGCCGCAAGCGGACTTCTTGACAGCCAGGATAGCGCGTGAATCGTAGAGGAAATTAAAGTTTAATTGTTGATCAGTAGCCTTTATCGTAGTAACCCAGGCTTTACGCGGGAGACAGAAGTTAGCAACGTCTTGGTAATATGAAAGCTTATCACCGTCCTGACCATGTAGATAATCACTTTCAAGGATCAAATTCTTTAGATCAGTATTTAGGTCCATATTTAACTCCCTACCAGAGTAGATTTACTGGTATCAGATCCAGTCAATACGCCAAGACCACCGGTCATATCTGTTTGCCCACCGGCATAGAGCATTGCTGCTCGCTGATCCGCTACCGTTGCTGATGCATCCGTGTTTGCATTAGCTTGGCTGGGAAGTGTCGCCTGTGAGGGTCCCTTTGCTTTTTTATTACCCATGCCGCCCATCACTTCAGAAGCGCCAAATCCAATTAAAGCCCCTATAAGAGCATCAATGGCCATTATCTATCCAATCGTTTACTTAGGATTTTATCCTGCCAATCATAACCCATCCTGATCAACGCAGGGCTCCAATCAAAAAACACTTTAACATGATGCGTAACTATTTGAACCCCTAACTTACGGAGCTCATCATCACACCATTTTATAAACTTCATACCTTCGCCCCGCTTCAGGGGATCAAAGAAAATAATATCCTCTGCGGCAACAAGGCTTTGTTTGTAATGAGGATTTTTCTTCAGGAAGTAGACGGCGTAACCGGCCATCACACCTTGATCATCCCTGGCGGAATAGGATCTAATCCTTCCGGCAGCTTGAAGTGCTAAATAAAATTCGTAGTCGGGATCTAATTCAATGTCTTTGTAAAAAGCAACTTCTTCCCAATGTTTCTTGAGAAGAGGCTCTGCTTCTTTGAGGATATCTTCAGTTAAAATTTCTTCTTGAAATTTCATACATTTAATTTTAGGCTATACCTAAAAAAGTAAATGTCAAAAAGAATTACGGATTTTTTACTCCGGCTATGTGTTCACGATTATACGTCTCGATACAATCACGGGCCAGGCCAAGCATACCGTAAGCCATGTGCTTATTCGCTATCGGGCCCATTACCTGGACGTTTCCAGCCTTCGTATCGTAGATTATTGCCATAACAACGACGTGATCCGGCAATCCCTCCCTCGATGCCTTAAATGAACTTTCTAACTGAGACTGTCTTTCTCTTTGCTCTCTATCCTTCTTTGCTGAGCCTCCTTCAACTTGTCCCATATAATTCCTTTCTTTAACTGTTGTCTGCGTAGCGTTGAATATCCCCGCCCGGCTCAGGCCCATAAATACTGTCGCTTGTGTCTGCAAACGCCTGGGGAGCTTGCTGCATGGCCTCTTTACTGAAAGTCTGATCTGCATATTCCTGGTGACATGCCCAATTCATCATCTTGAAACAATCCGCGCGGCCTGGTGACTCTCCTATCAGCTTCTTGATCTCTGTCTTGTCTATCAGTTGCAAAAGGCCTCGGCCATTCTGGAAAGAGATATCAGCCTCAAGCTGCCGTATACATTTCTTGTCGGTAGGAGCTATCCCTGTCCATCCCGAGTACGCCCTTCTCTGAGTTACCATGGCCGCCTCAGCCCGCATATTAGCGTACATCTGACGAGGTTTATTGTTTGGACCTGTGTTAAACATCAAGCCGGATGGCGCGCTGCCATGGAACTTTAAAATCTGGATCCCATTCTTTATACGATCATCAAAGTCAATCAGCTCTTTATATGTCTCGATACCAACGCCATCACAATCAATAAGGATCCACCAGCCGCCGTGCTTCTTGCAGAGGTTAAGCGCGGTGTATGCTTTATCAGTCGCGCTCATCACCGTCTTTTCGTACCATTCAAGCGGCAGCCCGTTATTGCCGGCCAGGAATACGTTATCATCCGCGCCCATACCGGAAGGATCCACGGTTACGCCTATGTTAGCAATCGGCTGACCGATGGATAGAACGTCATACCGAAGCTTCATCATTTCGATCAATGGCCGCGGGAATACTCGATTACTCTTTGAAGCATCCCAGGAATTGAGGACGAATTGCTTATAGAGCTCCGGAGATTCTATTTCAAGGACCCTGAGCGTATCGAGGAAGTCCACAGGTAGGTTGTGGGCATTGTCCCACGTGGAGGCCTCTACAAGGCTGCTACCCTTGAACGGCTCATCCTTCCAGCCCTTCCGGATCCAGTTGTCCCCGGCGTTGCATATAACCCACCCTGAACGCAAAGGAAGGCCAAGCTTGAGGAACTCCGGAGACGGCTTGAGGTTGCGGCGTAACCGGCCTATCAGCATCCAGAACTCGCGATCACTGTCCAGCTCTTCCCCCTGCTCAATGTAGAACCAGCCCAGGTTAATGTTTTGTTGATTGATTGAATCGAGCTCATCCAAGTGCCGGAACATTGCCACAGATCCATTTGGATATTGATAATTCCTATCCGCGCTTACCTTGTGGCCGGTATACTTCTGGAAGTCTTGAAGTGTCGAGTCGTTTAAAGATCGCGCGGTCTTACGGAATATACAGCCCAGGTTATCAGGGATTGACTTAGAATAGATCTCAGCGCGGGTGATAGCGCTCAATGTTTTGCCGGTCCCCCAGCCTCCGGCATAGCAAGGGAACTTGTCAGGTGACATTATAAACTTCTCTTGGAATGGCTCGGCTTTAAAAGTGATCATGTTTTAATCGTCTTATCAGAAAGGATTACTGTTATGCTCTGGTTCGGGTCTCCCTGCTGTTCAATTATCTGCTTATCTGAATAACCTAAATTCTTGAGCATGAAGATAGCACATGAATTACCCTGGGAGACTTGCTCTTCGTATTCTGCGGTAAGCTTGGCACGCGCCTTTTTTATAGTGTGGGTAAATTTTGGGATCTTTTCGTAGTCATAGAAGGAGTAACGATCACAGAAACCAAGGTACAAAGCAAGGCCTGAAATAGACACCAGGCCTATCCGGTACTCTTTGCCTTTGCTATCGTACACCAGTCTGCTTTTAGGAGGATTTTTAAAATATGAATCTATTTTTTGTTGCAGTTGATAAGCTGACCGGTACATGGGAGGCCGGCCAGCTCCTTTTTTATTCGGCATGAAAACATAAATACCAAAAAAAACTTAACCTGTCAAGCGGGCTTTAATCTTTCTGCAAACATGCGCCAGGCTTGAGAGGCCCTGGTGTTTACATAAAAGTCACAGTGCTTGGCGCGCTGCCGACAGAATTGGAGATCCGGACGCATCACTTCATCGTCGTAAATTTTAATATCATTATCAATATAAACTCCAAACTCACTGGCCATTCCAATATGTTTTGTTATCATTCCACCACTCTGTATTCAACTTCAGGGTATAAGGCCTGAAACATTTTAGATCTAAAGATCCAGTCCTTTGTCCGGAAGCCTTTAACTTCGTCCACACAAATTATAGGATTGTCCCAATTTATTTGTGAGACGGCGGACATTGGCCCTGTTGAAGTAAGTTTAAAAGTAGGAGCCTTAAAAGTAAAGTCCGGTTTATGAACACCAACCTTTTTACCATTAACAATCAAATCGTAAGGCTTTTCATATTCCAGATCCCGAATTGTACCATGGTTTATTTTAGCCTGAAGGGCCCAACAGTGCATTGCTTCGGCCTTGGAAGGGTGCTGATGGCCTAACTTGCAAGTAACGCGTACAGCGCCATATTTATGGCGTTTATGGCCTACTAATTTTTTAAGCTCATTTTTATTCATTTATTTGCCTGTAATTAAGAAATCCATCCGTGGTTTGGAGCCTTCTGCCGGTTTCCAGAAGAAGCCTTGCGTGTCCCAGCATTGTGCATACGTAAAATCATGAATGACTTTCTTGTAAGCCGCGATCGCCTCTTTATTCATGCCGGCCGCCCGGTACGCTTCGCCCTGGATGAAATAGGACGTTCCCACATCATTCAATGCCCAATACTTAAAGATCTGATCATTGGTACCGGTCGCGTAATCCTTGAGACTTGCCTCCATCTTGCTTGCCTGGGCCCCGTAAAACTCAATACACTTGTTTGTATAAGTCAATACCGATTGCAGATCGTTGGCTTTGAGCGCATCCCAGGCCTTCGTCACCAGCGTAACGGACCTGTAATCGCCGTAGTCAATCCGGTGCATATGGACCGCTGGGACCTCTTGAGCAAATCCGTGGGTCGCGCCCAACAAAAACATAACTACAAAGAACATTCCGATTCTTTTCATCTTATCCTCCTTGGTTAGATTAAAACATCCATATCATCCACAAATAGATCTCCAGTCGTTGAATCTGGATAATATATTTTAGGATCTTGCATCAAAATTTATTCCTTTTAGCCATAGCCCTGATCTCTTGCTCATACTGATCCGCGGTCAGGCCGGCGCCAGCTATTGTGGACTTGTCCGCTTCGTAATGCCGGCAGCCGTAGCGCTCACGGTGAAAGGATCTCGGAACCTCGCGCCAACCCGCATCCTCAATCTTTTGCAGCCTGGCGGCCAGGACCGCTACCGCTTCATTGATCCATGGAGTTTTATTTTTCATTTTTCGCTGCCCTCCTGCTGTAATTTTATTCGTTCTTTAAGTAACGCCGCCCTTAAAGCCCATTTTGGTAATTTACTATTTGCAAGAGGGCTCTTCAAGGGGACGTCTCCTTTAAGCCTATAAACATCATAAACCTTTGCATATTTCCCTGTCTTTACGTCAAATTTACAAAGAGCAGCCAGGCTTGGTCGTAATCCAGTCCGGGACTTAACAAACCTAAAAAATGTAGGATAGAGGCCATTTACGTAATCATCATCAGCGCTATTAGGATGAGCAGCTATAACTATTGATTGACTTGAAATCTTCGAGATATTACTGGTCCCAAAGAAATCATCCTGGCCAGGCAGCCCGCGATCCTTATCGCGCTTGCGCAAATGAGACACCAGGACAACAGGGATCTTAAAATGATTTGTGATCTCTTTAACCTTCATTAAAATTTCAGTCATTTCAGCGAATTGATTTTGCTCTGAAGTTAAGGAAAAGTATTGAAGGTGATCTATGATCAGCAAATCCAGGCTATACCCCGGAGATCCCTTCTTCTCAAAAAGACTGATTGAACTCATCAACATTTCAATCGTAAAGCCTTCGTCAAAGCTATAAATATGCAGATTATCTTTAACCTTATCCTTAAATTCAACATAACACTCTTCATTCAGCTGGCGCATAAGCGGAGAGTTAAGTTTATTCATCCTCCACTTAGCATAATCCAGGTCAACGCCACTACAATTTTTATTAAAATACTTATTCTTGATCATCTTCCAGCGAATTCGGTTTATAGCCTCATCACTTCCGCCCTCAAGGAAGTACATAGCAACCTTGCGACCGGCTGCGGCATTGTGCATGGCCACATCCAAAGCGATCTCGCTTTTCCCAACCCCGGAATCCGCGCCAATCACAATCAAGTCGTTTGGTAATATCCCAATCAGAGCATCATCCATCACAGATACCCCAAAGGTGCAGATCCGAGCCGGATCAATAGCATCAATACCTATCTGAGAATCAACCCAGCAATCTGAGGCCAGCTTCATTTCAGTCATGGTCTAAACCCATCCATTACTTCCTCTCCTGCAGGAACATCCTTGGCCTTAACGCGATCCCGTATCTCCCAAGTCCTAACACATGCCTTCCAGTCCTGTATCTTCGCTTTGCCGCGCATCCATCCGCTTGTTGTATAGTGCTCAACAAACTGCTCTGCGTCAATAGAGTTTCCGCGTTCCATGCAGTACCTTTGCACGTCCTCAACGCTTGGTGCCTTAAAAACTGTTTTTGCGCGCTCGCTCTTCTTCTTAGTTCTTATTAGTTCTTTAGATGTGTCTACTGGCTGTCTACTGGCTGTCTGATGGCTGTCTACTGGTTGTTCATTTTGCTGTTCATTATCTTGGTACTCGGTGTAGGAAGTTATTGAAACTAAAGTAAATGCGTTAGTTTTTTGTTGTTCAATTAGCTGTTCATTCTGCATTAAAGACATCATACGATATATTTTATTCTCACTGATCCCCAATTCCATTGAAAGGGCCGTCCTCCCACATATTAACTGCCCGCGCTTCAATATAATCTTTTTGTTATTAAAAATAAATTCCGTGTCTTTGTGATTGGCTTCCATGATTAGATGAAGAAATAATTTTAATGCCTCAGCATCATGCCAAATAAAAGAATCTCTGATCTTACGCCATATTTTGATATATCCACGGTGCATAGTTGCCTAAAAATAGGGGGGGCGCCTGGCAAGATAGAACTTACCGGATCCCGTTACGGGGCTACATCCACACCCCCCTAAAGAAACTGCCCAGGAACCCTCTCTTGAAGGTTTTTATAAAGCCGCGGGGCCAAACCTGGGGCATAGAAAAGCCGTGATCAATTAGCCACGGCTGTTATATTTTGATTGATTTTTCGATCCCCGCGAATCATGGTATAAATATACTCCACAAAAATATATTTGTCAAATTATTTTTTTTTACCGACGACAAATTATTCTGATTTGCCGGTCCCTTTACATATCCCGCACTTAACCGGAGGGCTGCCTGTTTCTTTGCCATTGCTTTCCTCCTCCTTTGACTGGTTATATGTTTTCCGGTACTCTTCAATTACCCGAAGCCGGTCCAACATGATAAAATTACCTATCCTCCACAAAGCTTTGTCCTCTGCTACTATTAAAAAGATTTCATCAAGCCTTCGTAATAGAGCGATCAAACGTATTGTTCTAAGATCTGGGATAAACATTTTTAATTTTATCCTTTCTTATTTATCTCCTCCCGTTTAGAACAGAGTGGCTTGATGAGGACTTAATGTAGGTCTTGCTCAACTACCCTTGTAGTCTTGTGTTCCTACTGCCTAAATTGGAGGACTTTTCTCCGTTCACAAGCCACCCCGTCCTGTTAGTTACTGACCTGCAAACAGTTTTTATAGCGACCTCGAAGGTTCAGGGGTTAGTCTTTACTTCCTGTAACAATTTATAAAGCTCCTTATAGGTAATTTCTACATCCTTTTCACCCTTCTTACGATTTACTTTTGCCAAGAATATGCCATTGTCGCCAACGTAAATAAGAAGCCCTTTATTCTGTAAATCCATTCCTTTAAATACTGGGTGGTCAAATATTACTCGTTTCATATTCCCGCCTTTCCATGCTGGGTGAGAGGGTTAAGTATCATATTTAATCAATATTTCGGCTAACCATCTTTTAGCTTCTTCTTGCCTATTGCGAAACTGTTTTAAATTCCCATACGTTACCAACTCGCCGTCAATATAATCTAAAGCCCATAAGATTTGTTCTATTACTGTTTTTCTTGGTATTTTAATCATTTCATTCTTTCTCTTCCCCTCTGTCGGGGATATGGGGTTATAAATTTGATGTTAGCTTAACAATCTTCCAGTCTTTCGTATTAACATTAGCTTCAAATGGTAATCCACCACCACACCAAGGGCAAAATTTCCATCTATCTTCTGTATCAGTACCGCCGATAGCCCACTCTTTACCACTTGGAGATTTAATCATTTCAATAGCGTGGCAATCTGATTCATAAAGACATTCACATTTTGGTTCTGCACATACATTGACTTTCATATCCCTCCTTTAACAATGCCGTTTAAGTAAACTGTGCTAATCGGCGTAGTGATTAACCCCTAATCTCTTTCATCTTCAATTCGTATTCTTCCTTCGTCAAAACTACATTAGCGATAGCATAC